TTGGAACTGGATTATTATCAGATCACAACGAAGTAAAAGTTATTGATATGGCTGACTTAGATGGTTCTCAAAACGTAAGAGTTGTTATGAGATTTACTTCTGGAGTACAGTACGGAATAGGATCAGAAATTGTTCTTTATTCTTAATAAATTAAATTAACCAAAAATTAGGGTAGGTAGGTAAGTACCTGCTTACCCTTTTTTTAATAAAAAATAATAAACTATGGCTTGCGATTTATCATTAGGTAGAAAAGAACCTTGTAAAGATGTTGTTGGTGGTATTAAAAATGTTTATTTTGCTGATTTTGGAGATTTTGGTACTGTTGCGTATGAAACGGATACTGATATAGTAAATTCTTTAGGTAGTACTATAACAGTGCTAAAGTACGAAATTAAAGGCAACTCATCATTTGAGCAAAACATTACTTCATCAAGAGAAAACGGAACAACATTCTTTGAACAAACATTAAATTTAACACTACATAAATTAACTAAAGAAGACAATAAAGAGCTTAAGCTTATGGCTTATGGTCGTCCTCATGTAATTGTTGAAGATTATAACAAAAACTTATTTGTTATGGGATTAGAAAATGGTGCTGATGTTTCTGGTGGAACAATAGTAACTGGAGCTGCTATGGGGGATTTAAGTGGTTACACACTTACATTAACTGGTATGGAAAAAGTACCAGCTAACTTCTTACATAAAACTTCTGCTACTGAAACTATAGACACTACATTAACTGGTGTTGGTATTTCTACTATTACACCTGGTAATAATTCATAAGAATTAAATTTAATTAGGTTAACAAAAGGGATGCTTCGGTGTCCCTTTTTTTATGAAAACAAATTTAAGTATTGTTGTTATTTATAATATGGTAATATTAACAACATCAACAAATGCTCAGAGTTTTAAAGTAATTCCTAGAAGTACACCAAGCTCAGTAACGTTTGAACTAACAGATAAATCTAAAAGAACAACAAGCGCAGTTTCAGTTACTGTGGTTAATTCCAATGGTTATATGACTGTTACAGGTAGTTTTGCTTTGATTGAAGGAAGATTTTATTCATTTGCTATAAAGAATGGCTCTGTAATTATATATAGAGGTTCTATTTTTTGCACAGATCAAACTAATTTTAATACCTTTGATGTACACTCTGGAGAATACACTACAGAAAACACATACGATAACGATTTTGTAATAATATGAAAAAAGTAAATAAAATGGCAAGAAGAAGATACAACAACCCATTGCCAAAAGCAGAAAAAGGAAAGATACATATAGTCAATATGTCATCTTATACACGACCAGAAATTGTAGAACAATACAATAGAGATTGGGTAGAGTATGGAGAAGACAACAATTACTTTGATTATTTAATTGACAGATACAATGGTAGTGCTACAAATAACGCTGCTATTAATGGTATTGCTGAAATGATATATGGAAAAGGGTTAGAAGCTGTAGAAGAAGATGCTAAAGGAAAAGATTATAAAGAAATGAAAGAGCTCTTTACTAAATCTTGTATGAAAAAAGTATGTTATGACTACAAGATGATGGGACAAGCTGCAATTCAAATAATCTATTCTAAGGACAGGAAAAAGATTGTGCAAGTAGAACATATGCCTGTAGAGACGTTAAGGGCAGAGAAGGCAAATAACAAGGGTGAAATCAAGGGTTATTACTACGCTAAAGATTGGTCAGAAGTAACTTATAAGACACAACCAAAAAGAATACCTGCATTTGGCACAAGTAGCTCAGGATTAGAAATATTATATATTAAACCTTATAGAGCTGGTTTTTACTATTACTCTCCTGTAGATTATCAAGGAGGATTACAATATGCAGAACTAGAAGAAGAAATAGCGAACTATCATATAAATAATATACAAAATGGCTTGGCTCCAAGTATGCTTATAAACTTTAATAACGGTGTTCCTACAGAAGAGCAACGATCTTTGATTGAGCAAAACATACAAGAAAAATTTAGTGGCTCTTCTAATGCTGGTAGATTTATATTAGCGTTTAACGATAGCAAAGAGCTTTCTGCAAGTATTGAGCCAGTTATACTAAGTGACGCACACGAACAATATAAATTTCTTAGTGATGAATCAATGAGAAAAGTTATGGTGTCTCACAGAATTGTATCTCCTATGCTTGTAGGTATAAAAGATAATACTGGATTAGGAAATAATGCCGAAGAACTACAAACAGCTTCTTTACTTATGGACAATACAGTTATACGACCTATGCAAGTTACTATATTAGATGAATTAGAAAAAGTATTAATGTACAACGGAATTGAATTAGACATATACTTTAAAACACTACAACCTTTAGAATTTACTGACTTAACAAATGCTATAAATGATGCTGAGATAGAAAAAGAAACTGGTATAAAAAAAGGAGATAGTGAAATTATAGAAGAAGAACAAATTAATACAGAAGAATAATGGCAAAAGCACTCTTTATAAAACGATCAGATTTAGTAAAAAACACTGCGTTAAATTCAAATGTAGATACAGATAAGTTTATACAATTTATTGATCTAGCACAAGAAATACACATACAAAATTACTTAGGTACAGATTTGTATGAAAAAATAAGTGCTGATATTTTAGCTGGCACATTATCTGGAGATTACTTATCTTTAGTTAACGATTATATACAACCTATGTTAATACACTTTGCTATGGTAGAATATTTGCCTTTTGCAGCTTATTCTATATCTAATGGAGGTGTGTATAAACATAATTCAGAAAATAGTCAAATAGCGACAAAAGAAGAAATAGATTTTTTAATACAAAAGGAGAGAGATTTTGCTGAATACTATGCTCAAAGATTTATAGATTATATGAGCTTTAATGCACCTTCTAAATTTGATGAGTATTATAGTAATTCAAACCAAGATATATATCCAGATAAAGATACAGGGTTTCACGGATGGGTGATATAAAGAAAAACTACAAACCTAAACAGGTTAACGTAACAAAATTATTAACGTATTTAAAAAAGAAAGATAATGACACACATAATAAATTGGGAAAAGATGTTTAATTCACAACCAACTTGTTTTGAATAATGGCATCTCTTTCTAATAATAAAATAAAAGATACTTATCAATCTCTTGTTAAGTTTAATGATAATGGTAACATAACTACATCAGCAAAAAGATTAACAGACGGATTTGGTAATAACTCTCCGTTTTTTGTATCTACAACACAAATAGGAATTGGTGTAACTCCAACACTAGGTTATGATCTTCATGTAAATTCAAATGCTAAAATAGGTGGCAACTTACTTGTTAGTGGCAATCTTACAGTTAGTGGTACTCTTACATATTTAGATGTAGAGGATTTAGCTACTGAGGACCCCTTAATTAAATTAGCAAGAAATAATGTTGGAAATAGTTTAGACATAGGATTTTTTGGTAAGTATGTAGAATCTACGGTTACAAAATACAAAGGATTATTTAATGATGCTGATGATAATAAATGGAAACTATTTATAGGTACAAGTGATGAACCCACTACAATAGTTAACACAAGTGGCACAGGATATACAGTTGGAACTCTTGTAGCTAATTTAGAGGGTAATGTAACTGGTGGCACTATAAGTGGAACTACTGGTACTTTTTCTGGTTCGATTCAATTAGAAGGACCAGATGGAGGTTTGGTTTTTAGAAATTGGACAGCTAACTCAGGTTATGCAAGTATAGCGACAAATAGCATGACTGGCCAAGAGTATGCTTTACTTACAGATGGCACTAACACTTTTTTAAGTGGAGGTGGAGCTGGTTATGTTAGAATATGTGGTGGAACAAATAATACTGCTCATGCTTTAGAAATAGGAACTACTTATGCTAAATTTGTTGGTAATTTACAAGTAGTTGGTGCTATAAAAGATTCAAGTGGTGATGCTGGTACAAGTGGGCAATTATTAAGTTCTACTGGTACTGGAACTAACTGGATTGATTTTGAACCTGATGTTGCAAAAAGAATTGATGTGACTGTTAAAAATGTGAGTGGTGCGTCTCTTGCAAAAGGAGTTGTAGTTCATGCAGCTCCAACAGCAACCCCACCTAGTGGCAATGTTATTGAGGTTATTGCAGCAGATGCTAATGTTGCATCTAGTATGCCAGCTATTGGTGTATTAAATGAAACTATTGCTGATCAAGCTGAGGGTGAGGCAGTAATGTTTGGAGCAGTAAGCGGAATTGATACCTCTGGTTTTTCAATAGGTGATGAATTATACGTTTCTGAAACTGTTGGCTTGTTAACAGCTACTAAACCAACTGCTTTTGGTAGTCAAGTACAAAAAATAGCAGTAGTAATAAAATCTCATGCAAGTAATGGATTGATAAAAGTGTTTGGTGCTGGTAGGGCAAATGATGTGCCTAATAGAGTTGATCGAGATATGAATTTTACTGATGATTCTGAATTAACTTTTGGTGATAGCTCAGATTTAAAAATATATCATAGTACAAATAATATAGTTAGAATAAACTCAGGAGATTTAATATTTAATTCATTCGTTACAGATGGTGATATTAAGTTTCAATTAGATAATGGATCAGGATCATTAACTGAATATTTAAGATTAGATGGCGGAAGTGAAAACATAGTTGCTAGTAAAACTATTAGTGGAAACGTAACTGGTAACTTAACTGGTAATGTTACTGGCGACTTAACAGGTGATGTTACTGGAGATTTAACAGGAAATGTTACTGGAAATGTTACAGGTAATGTAACTGGCAATTTAACAGGTAATGCCTACTTAAACACAATAGCATATCAAGGTGGTGAAGGAACTGAACTAGATAATAGTGCTTACAATGCAGATGGTATTGGAACAACTTTTAGATGGATTGAAAATAATAGCTCTACAACAGGTACAACTTGGAAAAAAGTAGCAGATGTTGTTATTAATGATGTTGGTTTTAAGAGTGGGGTTCAAATGGAGGTTAGGGTATTACAACCAAATACATATTGGGGTGATAACGCTAGTTTAAATACTATATATTATAGCATAGCTTTTAGAGGTGATGAATCTGATACTGGACCATTTTATGATGATGCTTTAGTATATGGACCAGATGCTAATTTAATTAGAGTTTATAAAACATCTACTCATAATTATGAATTACAAGCTAGATCAAATGATAATAATGAAGATTTAGTAGTTGAGTGTAATATAACAAGCAAAAACGGAGCTAAAGTAACTCCTACAACTACATATACTGATGGAACTATAACTGGAGGAACCGCTTATACTGCTTCACCAAACAATTTAAATGTAACAAAATTTGCTGGTAATGTTGAATTTGAAGGTGCAGTATTTGATGATGCAGAAGTTGAAGATTTAAGAGTTAATGAATATTTATATTTTGGCTCTGGTGCTACATCTGGCTATGGACCACACATTCAACATTCCGATTCTGGTGGTACTGGAAAAGGAATGAGAATTACTGTTGATAGCGATTTACAAGTTTGGGGTGTTACTGGTAATGCTGGAGAACAAAATCAAGGATTATATGTTGCTGGTGGTGTTGCTAAATTATATGACATGAATGGTGTTGTATTAGAAACAGTTTTAGGCGGTGTTGATATTACTGGTGATTTAGATGTAAGCGGAACTATAACAGGAGACGTTACTGGAGATTTAACAGGAAATGTTACTGGCGACTTAACTGGTAGTGTAACAGGAGCTGCTAGTTTAAATGTGCTAAAAGCTGGGGATACAATGACTGGTGATTTAACACTTAATGATAATGTTGAATTAGTTTTAGGTAGCGGAACAGATTTTAGAGCTTATCACAATGAAACTAATACAATATTTAGAATTAATACTGGCGATTTAATATTTAATTCTTTTGTTGATGATGGTGATATTAAATTTCAATTAGATAATGGTTCTGATCCAGCTGGTTTGACAGAATACATGAGATTAGATGGTGGTGTGCAAAGAATTATTTATGGAAAATCACCACAAATAGTTGATAATTTAAAATTATATTTTGGTAATGATACAGTAAATGATGCAAGTATAGAATGGGATTCAACAGCTAGTCAGTTATTTATAGATGGCGAATCAAAGTTTTTAGATGATGTGCATTTTATTGGTGATTTATATGGTAAATCTGTTAATGATGATTATTCTAATTTATATAAATTTGGCGGAATATATTTTACTTGGGATAGTGATTCTTATGGCACAAATATACAGCACTCAATAAGATCAACCTACAATGATGTTTATGGTGATAATTTAACTATAAATTCTTATGGTAATGTTAGAATAAATATTGACAGCAATAATAATGGCGGTAATGAAAAGTTTGAAATTGGCTCACACACTACTGGATCAGCAAATTTATTGTTTAGTATTGATGAGAGTGGTTATGGTAAAATGTTTGGTGATTATGAAATAACAGATCAATTATTTTTAGATCGTATAGAAACTGAAACTGGTAATTTTGCTGGTTTTAGATTTAAAGCTAGTGATAATACCTATAAATTTAAAGGATGGGCATATGCCTCAGCAGATAATTTTCTTTATGTATGGAATCAAAATACAAATAATGAAGTTTTAAGAATTGACAATGATAATACTACATATATACAAGATAAGTTAAAAGTTGGACCAGTTGGAACAGCACCTACTTTTAATGTAGAAAATGTAGCTAGTGGTAGCAATAGATATTACGTTGAATCTACTAACAACGATACTTCTGGTATCTATATGGTGAATAAAGATGCTGGTACGATGACATCTAATGGTACAATTAGAGTTAATAATACTGGTTATATGCAATTTTTTACTGGTACAACATCTGGTACTATGAAGGTTGATATTGGACCGACTGGTGTGCTTTCAACTTACTTAAGTTCAAATACTCAAGATAGTATTAGGTTTTATAATAGTGATAACAATTATTCTTATATAAGAACAACATCAGCAGCTAATACAAATAATGTTTGGTTCGATGGGCATTTAGGATCAACTATGTGGTATGCATGGGATAATCCAGGTTCATTAAGAACTGCTAATGTTTATACAACACATTATTTTGGTGTTGGTCGAGGCACTACCGCTGAATCTGTTGAGATTAACAGAGGTTCTATAACACAAGTAAATTCAGCTGGAGCTGTTGTTAATAAATTAAATGTAAGTGGTGTTAGTTATATTAATGCTGGTAATATTGGTATTGGAGTTACATCAGCTTTTGCACCTATAACAATAAATAAAGCTAGTAATGAGGGAACTTTAAATGCTGGTGTTGCTATTGCTTTTGATGGTACTGATTATGGCTCTTATGGTTACAGATTAAAAGCTAATGGTGCTAATTATTATCAAGTGCTTTATGATGGTGCCTCTATAAACTGGAAGCATTATGAATCGAGTACTTATAAGACAAAAATGTCTTTGTTCAATGATAGTAGGTTGCAAATTAACAGAGATTCTACTAGCACATATCATGCACTTGAATTATTAACAGATGGCACTAGAGATTGGTCAATAGGACAAAATTCTGATGGTGGTTTAAAGATTTTTGAAGATGGTTTAGCTGCAAATACTCGCTTAACAATAAAAGATGGTGGGAATATTGGAATTAATACAGCAAATGCAACAATAATTTCTGGTGGTAAATTAGTTACACATTTAGGAACTAATTTAAATATTGCTCACAATACAACAACAATAAATTCAGCAACTGTACCTAGATTAAGTTCTTTCAATGATGCTGTAACTACAACTGAGCCACTAGCTATAAATGGATCACCAATTTATATGACTGGTGGTGATGTAAGAATAAGAACATCTAGCAGACAAACAACAGCTCCAGTATCAATTAGAAATAATGGTAGTAATATTGAGTTTGGTCATGATAATACAACCTCAGGATATTTTGGAACTGTTGGATCAATGCACAGTAATGGAACTCCTTTTATATCTTTTAGTTGCTCTAGTGATTCAACAATAGGTGGTAATAATTTTAGAACTTATGGATTTCCAGGTAATGTTATACATGGTGAAACAAATGGTGATTTAAAGTTTTCACAAGCTACAACAGCAACAAGTGCTAGTCAAGGTTTAAATACTAGAATGGTTTTAAAAGCTGATGGAAATTTATATACTACTGGATTTATTGGAGTTGGTCATACAACAGCACCACAAGGAAAAATTGATTTTGGAACTTCTGTAAATACTGATTTATTTTTATATAATAGTGCTGCTAATGACAGATATGGTTTTGACATGAGGCAATATGATTCTGGTCCTTATGGTACAAATATATTTGCTGGTAATGGTGGTGTAATAAGATTTAGAACTACTACAAGTGGTAATATAGCAACTAGAATGTTAATTGCCGCTGATGGCACAGTTACAATGTATGGTTTATTAAACGTTAATGATTTAGCTATTACAAATAATTTATCTGTTGGTAATTCAGCAAGATTTGAGGGTACAACAAATCCAATTACTATTGGTGATGGTTTTGGTTATGGTGGCTCGGCTACAATATGTAAAAGAAATGCCGCTTTATTTTTACAATATAATAATGGTGAAACATCAACAACAGTAAACATGGGCGGTGCTGGTACTGCAACTACCATACACGATTATCAAAATTCAGATTATCATTTTGGCTCTGGTGAAAATAGTTACTTTACAGAAAAATTAGGTGTTGGAATGACATCGCCACAAGCCAAAGTAGATATTCACATGAGTGATTCTAATGGCACTTATGGTAGAGGTTCAAATGGTAATTTAAATTTAAACAATACAAATACAGCAAACACAGAGGGTGGTTGGATGTCTATTAGTGGTTATATGGGAAACGCTACTGGACCTAGCTATCATATGGGTGCTATTAGTGGTGGAAAAACTACTGCCGCTGGAGATACCAATTATGGCGGTTACTTAACATTATGGACAACATCTAGTGGATCAAATGGTGTTAGTGAAGCAAACTCTGGAATGTACGAAAGAGTTAGAGTAACACAATCTGGAGCAACTGGTATTAGAACTGGTAGTAATGTAAAAACAACTTTCCATGTTGATTCTTATGGTTTAGCAAATACAACTTTTGGTTCTAATAATGTTGGAACAATGTTTTTGTCAGATGGTAATTATAGTGCCTCTGGTCGAACACCTTGTATAGATTTTGGTTCTATGAATTACAGTGTGCCTAAAGCTAAAATTGGAGTTACAATTACAAGTTCTGGAACAACAATGAAATTTGGTACATCTAACAATTATAGTGCTGGTGTAACAAATCAAGCATTGACTATAAATCCAAATGGTAATGTTGCAGTAAATTTAACAGATACAAGTTATAAATTTCAAGTAAGTGGCGAATCTCAAATTGCTGGAATTAATTTTGAAGCAACTAATTATCCAGGTATTAGATTTAGAGCAAATAATGATAGTGTAAACCGATGGAAGTTCGGGTTAGCCACATTATCAGCTAATGAGCTTTATTTATATGATTATACTAAAAATGGATCTGTTTTACAATTTGTTCCAAATGGTAATGTTTATTTTAACCCAACCGGCAATGTTAGTATTGGTATTGCTGAGGGTGGTGCAAATTCTTATAAATTTTCAGTTAAAGGCGGTGGAGCTGATTTAAATGGTGTTAGAGCTGGTCAAGATTGGCACATAGCAAATAGAGCTGGTATAAGATTAGATTCAAAAGGAACATCATATCCATCAGATATATTATTTGGGCATACAGCAGCGGCAAATCAATCTAGCTGGACAGGTGTTTATTGGGCATTTAGTTCAAGAGCCGCATCAGCTAGTAATCATTTTTATGTTTATCGTGGTAGTGGTCAACCATCACCATATAACTCAGAGGCGGTACTTTTAACTTATACACCACAAATGCAAGTTGGTATTAATAAATCTTCTGGTATTTCATATACTTTAGATGTTACTGGCACTATTAGAGCAACTAGTGATGTAATTGCATTTTCAGATCGTAGAGTAAAAGAAAATATTGTTACTGTTGACAATGCATTAAACAAGGTTGCTAAATTAAGGGGTGTTAATTACACTAGAAAAGACATTGATGACAAATCAACTAAAGTTGGTGTTATTGCTCAAGAAGTTTTAGATGTATTGCCAGAGGTTGTTGAAAAAGATGATGAGGGAATGTACTCGGTTGCTTATGGAAATATGGCTGGTGTGTTTATTGAAGCTATAAAAGAATTAAAAGCGGAGGTTGATAGTTTAAAACAAGAAATAAAACAATTAAAAAGTAAATAAATATGGCTTGTCCAAATATATCAGATAGTGAAATAACAATGCTTAAAACAGCTAGAGAAAGAAAATACTCTAACTATGATGGTAATGGTACTATAACTGGACCAATATATATGTCTGATATACAAAGATTAAGTGGTGGTAATTCTAGTGGCTCTGGTACAAGTTATCCGCCAGTTGCATTAGCAAATCCAGTTGATAACCGGCCAGATGGTGAAAACCCACTAGCAATGTCTGAGTTTAGTTTATACGATCAAAACCCACCTAGAACTGCATTTATGTATAATTATAACAGCTCATCTAGCAATAGTGCCTGTCAGATTGCAATACCTTTTGATACTTATTATCATGATGATTCAAATAATTTAGTGCCATCTAGTGGTGCTGGTATATATACAGCATATACAACACAAACTGGAACAACTGTTGCGGCAGCTGGTTACTATGCTATATATACAACTAGCGGATCGGCAAGTGGTTCATATATTCGTGTTGGTAATAATGGATTAATAATTGAGGTTGATGATTGTTAAAATATAACAAATTATAAAAATAAAGTTAATATAAATAAATATAAAATTATGGCAAATACATATACTTGGAAAATAAATCAACTTGATGCTAAAATACATCAAGATGGATTAGACAATGTTATTTATACAGTTCATTGGTCATTGTTTGCTCAAGATGATTCTGAGGAACCAATAATAGTTAGCTCTATTGGAACTATTGGAGTAGAATATAAAGAGGGTGATCCATTTATACCTTATAATGAATTAACAAAAGATGATGTTATTGGTTGGTTAAATAATCAATTAGATGTTGATGGTTTAAAAAGTTATTTAGATCAACAAATTGAAAGCAAAAAAAATCCAGTTGATGAGTATTTACACCCAGATTGGAATTAATTTACTACATTTGTAATATAACTTTAAATTTAATATAATGTCAAAAATTACAGAAGAACAATTAAAATCACTACAAGAAAGTCAAAGCAACATTAATAAAATAGTAAACACTATTGGTGTGTTAACTATACAAAAAATTAATATTGACAATCAAAAAGAATCACAATTAGAAGAACTAAAAAAACTAGAAGAATCACAACTAAAACTTAGAAAAGAACTTGAGGAACAGTATGGTAAGATTTCAGTTAATTTAGAAGATGGTTCTTACGAAGAGATACCAGAGGAAAAATAATACTATGGGTTTCGCAGATTTGAAAATATACTTATTCAATTCAATAGCTTTTTTTATCTCATTAACTGAAGTAGAGGTTTGGCTTAAAATTATACTTCTTGTCTGCACTATAACTTATACTGTTCAAAAGACAAAGAAACTATAATGGGTAAAGAATTAAGTGAAGACAGTACTTTTCAAATTAGTATAAAAACATTAATAGCTATAGGAGTTGGATTATCTACTCTTATAGGAATGTGGTTTGCTTTACAAGCAGACATAGAAGAGGCAAAACA